CCCGGGTATCAATTTGGCTTGCAGCAGAGTCAAAATGCTGTGGAAGGTAGCGCAGCTGCCAATGGTATGGTGAACAGTGGGAATGTGTTGTCGGCTCTTTCGACTAATGCCCAGGGCTATGCAGCCACCCAACTGAACAATCAAGAGCTGCTCCTCGCTCAACTGTCTGGAGCTAACGTTGGTTCTCCGGGGACTGCTGGGCAGATCCTGCAAAATCAGAACCAGCAAAATCAGCAAGCCGCAGGCACTCTCGGAAATTCGATCGGGAGTGCGGTAACTTCAGGAATTAACACTGGAGTAAATAGTGGAGGCTTCCAAAGTGCCTGGAATTCCTTCGGAGCTTCCGGCAGTGAAAACTCCGGGGCATCCTCCACCAGCACTCCAGATGATTTGATCTCTGGTTACGACGGTTAAGGGGAACTAACATGGCAGGGTTAGGTGGATTTATCCAAGGCTTGGGGCTGGCTATCGGTAACGATATGATCCAGGGGCAAGCGTATGACATGAAGCAAGCGCAGACACAGCTGTTGCAGACGGAAGTACAGCAAGCCAAGATGCAGCAAGCGCAAATGCAACAGAAGATGAAAACCGATAAGGATATCGGGGCATTTATCAAATCGCAGACTGACTTGGAAGGGGCTGATGCTGCCCTCCCCATGAATCAGGCGAAGATGTATAGCAAGGCCGCTGGGCTGGCAGCTTCGCAAGGGGATCTTGCGTCTGCTAAAGAGATGACAGAGCTTTCGAAGCAGGCATCTGCTGAAGGGATCGAGCAGACGAAACAGCTGGCAGCACAGCAAGCGCAGAAGAGGGAAACTCTGGCAACTATTGCTGACAACACCCCAGAACAGCCGACCCGCGAGCAGTCCCAAGCTCTGGTCAAGGCTGCTGTTGAGGCTGGTGTCGATCCAACTACGATCCCCCTGGCCGGCACTCCTGCGTTCCTTGCCTGGAAAAACCAGCAGCAGTTAGCTGGCATGGACTCGACCAAGAAAGCCGAGTTTGTGCAGAAAGCAGCCGAAACCAAGCAGCGGCGTGATCAGCAATGGGCTGAGCATGAGGATAATGTCAGCTTGCGTAGAGCTACTCTTCAGCAAACCGCAGCCTTCCGCGAGGATAGCCTCGCCCTGCGTAAGGATGAGTTCTTGGCACGTCAACAGGATCGCCAGGACAAGGTGAAGAACCCCCAGATTGTCGATATCGGTGGGGTGAAATACGAGCGTGATCCTGAAATGAAGCTGAAAGGGGAGCGGAATCCTACCGATCCCACTCTTGTCAAACTCGGGGATCGAGCACGCACAGCAACCCAAGAGAACAATATCGTCTCCATTGGCGGTGCCGGTTCAGAAGTCGTGCGTAACTTGAAATCCATGTCCCTGTTCCCGACTGGCACTACCAACAGCCCATTCGCTCATATCACCGATCACGGGTTTGTGGAGTCGATTGAAAAGACTGGCAGCAATGCACTGACACCGGAGCAGATACAAATGTTCCAGACGTCCTCCTCTGGACTCTCTACGGAGTTGTCCCGGATTATGACGCTCGGTGGGGGGAGAGGGGCTAACCAATCGGTTATCAATGAGGTGAAGTCGCAAACCACCCCGAATGCCGGGGATACGAATATGACCGCAGCCTATAAGATAGCCACTGCGGCCCAGATTGCCCTGACCAGGCTGAAATCCACCCCAGACCCAGCAGACCCGAAGGTTCGTGCGAACTGGGATGAGACGGTGAAGGAACTGGAAGCCTATCCGAAACCTGACGAGATACTTGCTGCGGCTAGTGGCAGGCAGAAGAAGCAGCTGCAGGGAATGGAGGGGAATTACAGGAAGCTGCTCAACACGGTCAGGGATAGTGCGGATAACGATTCGGCTGCCCCTCTTCCTGGAGGAGCTGACCCTGGCAAAGGTACTTCCGCACCCCCGTTACCAGCTGGTTGGTCAGTGAAAGTTCATCAATAAGAGAATCCTATGCCCGATTTCACTTTGACCTCGCCGGAAGGTAAGAGCTATACGGTAACTGGCCCAGAGGGGGCTACCCAGGAACAAGCCTTTCAGGTGCTGCAACAGCAGCTTTCTGCAGGTACTGCAAAGGAAGCAGCCCCTTCCACAGCCGGTAGCCGTGCCAAGCAAGCCATTGCCGACCTCAAGCCTGATCTCAAGATGGACGAGGCTGGCAGACCCATCCCTACCCCCACAGTCAAATCGGCTCTGGAGGCTATTGGCACTTCCACAGCCTTTGGCGGGGCACTCGGAGCAGCCTCTCCTGAAATTCTCACCGGAGCTGGCTATGCACTTAGCTTTATCCCCGATGTTGGACCGACGATCGGTGCGGCTCTCATGGAAGCAGGCACGGCAGCTAGAGCTGTTAGATGGACCTCTGCCGGGGCCGGGATGTTATCAGGAGCAGTTGGAGAGACCGCAGGACAAACAGCTGAAGCTGCAGGAGCCTCTAAGGGAACCGCAGATGCAGCTAGACTGGTCGGAGGGATGGCAGCAGGTCCAGGGATAGCACTGGCAGCGAAAGCAAAAGGACTGTTTGGAGCGGTAGCGGAGAAGTTGGGGCTGATGGCTGCTACGGATGCGAATGTGGGGAAGGCTGCAGCAGCTCTCAGGGGGGTTGAAGATGCCGGGGTGCCTGCGAATGCTCTGCATCAGACTCTGCAACAGGGGGCAGATGCGCATATCCAGGACGCGCAGAAAGCCGGTGAGAAAGTGATGGCGGATGCCCGGCAGAGAGCTGCTGATGTGGGATCGCAGGATGCAAAAGCAGCCCAGAAGGTGCTGGACGATGGGAAGGCTCGCGCGGATCAGATCGTTGCTGAAGCGAAGAAACGGGCAGCAGATTTGAATAAGGCATCTGGAAATCGGATGGCTACTGCAGGAAAGGTGCTGGCACAGGCAGAGCCGTCACTGCGGGTAGTTGGGCAGCCTAGAGAGATCTCGGATATCGGGAAGGAGCTGCAAACAGCAGTCTCACAGGAGCATCAAGCAGCTATCGATGCCCGGACGAAAGCCTACAACAACCTGAAGGATCAGCGGGATTCGATAGTAAAAAGCAAGGAGCAGGCCGGGCAGACGGTAGAGCAGACAGAAGGGATGAAGGATCTGAAGAGCTATATCAAGGGAAAGACCGATTCGGCGGCATCTCCGAGGCAGACTACTGATCAGGGTACACTGCGGGTGTATGGGCAGGTGAATGAGGCCCTGCAAAATCCCTCATTTGAGGCGCTGGATCAAGTGCGGAGGAAACTGGGGGATGTCCTCGGTGGGCGGGATGTGGAAGGATACTCGGCAGTGGGGAAGGATGTGGCTGGGAAGTTATATGCGAAGATCAGCGATATCCAGAAGGAATTCGTAGGCAAGGATGCTGCTGGAACCAACCTTCAGCAAATGATGCAGGAGCAATATCATGACGCGTCGCTGGGACTTAGAAAGTTTGGCACGGGTGCAGGTGGCAAAGCAGCGGCTATTGACCGAATTGACCCGGAGAGATTTGCCGCTGATCCCAACGGAGTACCAAAGCAGTTTTTCTCCAGCCAGCAGTCAGTACGAGACTTACAGGAACTCACCGGAGATTCGGGATTGGTGCAACGGGCAGGGAGTAGTTACGTCAGCAGTCAATTACGAGGAATGTCGGCCAAACAGGTTCAGCAATTTGCTCAGAAGAATTCGGACTGGGTTCGGGAAGTTCCTGGATTATCTAAATCGGTAGCTGACTATGCAACGAGACTTGGAAAAATTGAAGCGACAGCAACAAAGGCTGGCGCGAGCGCGGAAGGACTGGCAAAACGGGCAGGAGCTATCCTACCGGAAGCGGAGGCAGGCGCAGCGAAGGAAAGGGCAGATGTCATTAGCAGAGTCGGAAAGATGGGAGAAGGCTCGGTAGATACCCAACAGAGGGTGCTGCAGGAAGGTGGGAAGGCTGCAGGGGAGGCTACGAAAGCGGCCGCGGCCCCAGCAACGAACCTGAAGGCTATTCTGAACGGTGGGGAGCGGCCAGAGGCAGTCCGCGACCTCTTACTCAATGGCAAGCCTGAGCAGACCCGGCTGGCGGCTAGGATCAGCTCGCAGACCCCTGAAGGAAGGAAAGCTCTGGAAGGGAGCGTGAGGCAGATCACGGCTGATATGAAAGAGGGGACGTTGCAGAAACAGTGGAACGAGCGGTTGAAACCTATGCTGACCGATGGGAAGATGCTGAGCCCTGATCGGATGAAGTCTCTTACTAAGGACGTGGAAGGGCTACTGAAGGCCTACTCGGGGAAGCCTCCGGTCGGGCTGATGCAGAGGATGATTATGGGGGCGGTGTATTCGGCGGGGGGTAATTATGCGGGACAGGATCCGAGGGAGTAATTAACCGCTATTACTATTTTGTAATCCCGGTCGATTAGTAACTGATTGGAAAAGAAGGGATTTTACGTGAAGTAGGGATGCCTCGCCTACGGCTCGCGGATTTGGGAGTACCTACTAGAGCGGATGAGGGTGTCCGGGGGAGTGACGGTAGGTAGATTCGCGAGCCTCCCCTATTGCAATCGTCAACGGAATCCGGCATAATCTCTACATGGTGAAGAGAGGGGGAAGGCTGATCCCCTTCCACGGAAAGGCCCTCTCCTCGCCCCCTCAACTTTCTTGTCTTACTGCACACTAGCTGCAGAGTGGAGTCCAACCCAGATACACCGCCTAATGCTCGACTGGTCTTGGCCAGCGAGGGACTATAAATAAATACCAGCTTCCTGTGTGCAGACGGAAAATTCCCGAAGGAGAGATCCTGGCGGGCTTTTTCTGCTGGCTTTTCGGTTTTCGGGTTGCCGGGCTAGGAAACAATACTGCTTTTTCGTTTTCGACATACATTACTTTTTGTTAATCCCGGTCGAAAACCCCGAGCGTTAGCGAGAGTCCCCCACCCCATCCCTCAACATCCCCTTCAGTAAACAGCAGTCCCCAACTTGCTGCTACACTTCCCCCATCGCGCGCACGCGCAAGCTCTCTTAAGAGAACTGCTGTAACAAGTTGGCAGTGTTTTACTCTCGCTCCGCTCGGGCTTACTTATAATGGAAGGTATTGGAATGACCGCATTAGTGTTTTGCTCACTCCGTTCGGGATTTGTAATTAATCCTTCCTGTGATTGTTGCCCCTGCGGAAGACCTTTCTGGCTCTGCAATTCGGATTGTTTTTAATGAAAATCCTTCTTATTGATAGCTCCGCCTTTTTTCTGGACTTCGCCATGCGCTGCGAGGCCCAGGGTCACGACGTCCGGGTGTGGATAGCCCCTGATGAAAAGACCTTCGAACGGGTTTCCATTGGCGACGGGCTAGTCAGAAAGGTCCCCACCTGGGAAGGGTCAATGGCATGGGCAGATCTGATTCTGGTAAGTGACAACTGCCGCTATATGAAGCGGCTGGAAGGCTACCGACAACGCGGGTTTCCTATATTCTCGGCCAACGTGGAAGGTACTTCCTGGGAAATGGACCGGTTGAAGGGACAGGAAGTGCTGGAGCAGGCCGGAATCGAGTGCCTCCCTTGCATTAAATTCTCCAATTGGGACGATGCCATCTCCCATCAGAAAGCCCATTTGGATGTCCGGTATGTGTGCAAACCCTGCTCCGATGTGGATAAAGCCCTCAGCTACGTCAGCAAGTCAGCAAAAGACATGATCTTCATGCTCCAGCATTGGAAGCGGACGATTAAAAAGCCATGCCCGTTTATCTTTCAGGAATTCTGCCCTGGGATTGAAGTGGCAGTTGGTGGCTGGATGGGCCGGAACGGCTTCCTTGGGCATGTCCTGGAGAATTTCGAATTCAAAAAGCTGATGAACGAGGAGCGTGGGCCCAACACTGGCGAAATGGGAACGGTGATGAAATACGTTCCCTTCGCAGAGAGTAAGCTGGCTATGGAATTGCTAGCTCCTGTAGAGGCAGCTCTAATCCGCTCCGGCTACACTGGCTATATCGACGTGGCGGTGATGCTCGGTACGGAAGGTCCGCGTAAGGGGCTCCTGAACCCTCTTGAGTTCACCTCCCGGCACGGCTGGCCTCTGTTCCTAATTCAGCAGGTCCTCCATCACGATGTGGGCAGCTGGATGAAGGATGCCGTAGATGGTCGAGATACGTTCCAACCTTCCGATGAGATAGCCCTTGGGGTGTTCGTTGCCATGCCTGATTTCCCCAACCACCATCTTAAAGAGGAGCAGCTCTCCGGCTTCCCTGTCTGGGGCATCACTAAAGAGAACCGTTATTTCTTCCATCCCTTCAATATGAAGCTTGGGGAGGGGATTGATGATAAGGGGGCGACAGTCCCTATGATGGTGACGGCGGGGAATGCTATCGCTACGGTAACGGGTGTCGGTAGGACCGTGGAGGAGGCTAAAATCGATGCCTACGGCCATCTTTCGGAGCTGGAGATTCCCAATTCTCCAATGT